CGTTATGTTGCCCAAAGGGCAGGAATCGGAATTAACGCTGGAAGAATTAGGGGTATTAACTCAAGGATTAGAGGAGGCGAGGTACAACATACTGGTGTTATCCCTTTCCTTAAAAAGTTTGAAGCAACGGTTAAGTGCTGTACTCAAAACGGAGTACGAGGCGGTTCGGCAACTGTTCACTTTCCAATTTGGCACCAAGAGATAGAAGATATTATAGTTTTAAAAAACAATAAAGGTAGTGAAGATAATAGAGTTAGAAAACTAGACTACTCTATTCAAATATCAAAATTATTTTATGAAAGGTTTATTAATGAAGAAGAAATTACATTATTTTCTCCACACGAAGTACCTGAACTCTATGAGGCTTGGGGCTCGCCTGAATTTGATGAACTTTATAAAACAGCTGAAAGAAAAACAAGTATTAAAAAAAAGAAAGTAAGAGCACAAGATTTGTTTATGGACATATTAAAAGAGAGAGCAGAAACAGGTCGTATCTATATTATGAATATAGATCATTGTAATACTCACTCATCATTTAAAGATAGAGTTTATATGTCAAACTTATGCCAAGAGATTACTTTACCTACTGATCCCATACAACATATTGACGGCGAAGGCGAGATTGCGTTATGTATTTTATCTGCGATTAACGTAGGCACAATTAATAGACGTGATGAATTAGATGAATTATGCGAGTTAGCAGTTAGAGGATTAGATGAAATTATAGATCATCAAAAGTATCCTGTACTTGCTGCTGAAAAATCTACAAAGGCAAGAAGAAGTTTAGGTATTGGTTATATCGGACTAGCACATTATCTTGCGAAAAAAGGATACTCATACGAACAAAAGATGGGTTGGAAACAGGTAGATAAGTTAACTGAAGCATTTCAATATTATCTATTAAAGGCAAGTAACATTTTAGCGAAAGAAAAGGGTAAATGTGAATACTTTGATAGAACCAAATATTCAGATGGTATCTTACCAATAGACACTTACAAAAAAGAAGTAGATGAGGTTGTAACCAGAAATCTAACTTATGATTGGGAGTGGTTAAGGAAAGAAATCAAAGAGCATGGATTAAGACATAGCACACTCTCTGCTCAAATGCCTTCTGAATCATCTAGCGTGGTCTCTAATGCTACAAACGGCATAGAGCCACCTAGAGATTATTTAAGTGTTAAGAAATCTAAAAAAGGACCATTGAAACAAGTTGTACCTGATTATAAGAGATTGAAAAACAATTACACTTTGTTGTGGGATATGAAATCAAATGAAGGTTATATTAACGTTGTTGCAGTGATGCAAAAGTATTTTGACCAAGCGATAAGTGGTAATTGGTCTTATAATCCTGAACATTTTGAAGAAAATCAAGTGTCAATATCACAAATGGCACAAGACTTATTAACAACTTATAGATTAGGTTGGAAGACTTCATATTATCAAAACACATATGATGCGAAAAAAGATATTGACGAACCTGCGCATCCAGTAGGTTTTAATGATAACGTACCTGAAGATGAACCTAAACAAGAAAATGAGGATCCAGAAAACTGTGATTCTTGTACTATATAATGTTTTTATGTGCTAACTTACCTCACATAGAGGTTTATGTAAAGAAAGAATTTTTACACGACCACGAAAGAGGTCACGGTGAACTTGTTGAAGGGGTTTGGGTCACAGTTAAATCTATACAAGGTAGAGCGTTGTATTTTGAAACATATCTACCAGAATATGGCGCAGTATATGACAAATTACCATTGTCGGCGTTTGTATGGAAGAAAGACTTTGAAGGAAATTTACCTTTAGAAGAATTAGAATTGTGGGACTGTTTTAGTTATGATATAACAGTCATAGAAAAAAGATTATTAAAAGGACAAAGAGCGAAGTATTTTGCTCCTAGTAGAAAATGGCACGAGGGTATATATTTGTTTACGATTGATAGTTGCAATCCAGATTCAAATAGACTAAATACCACCTTTAGTGAAGTGCCAACGCAACACAAGTCGTTTAACATTTTAAAATTAAACAACGGTTATTTTGCGGCTCAACCCAACAATCGTGTTTTGATTTTGGATAAATCATATACACCAAAGACTTTAAAATTTCCAGATTTTAAAGTTTCTTCTATTGAATATTCCGTAGAAGATAAGGTAAAACAAACCTTTGGAGATGAAACGGAGTTTTTCTACGGAGTAAAAGATGAAAAATAGCTTACTAATACACAAGCACCTTATCATTCGTGCTGAAGTTAATAACCCACCAAAAGAAGTGGACAAGTTAACAGAATGGTTAAAAGATTTTATTGCCTCAATTAATATGAAAATAATGTTGGGGCCATATGTGGCGTATAGTGAAACACCAGGTAATAGAGGTATTACAGGTGTAGCAGTTATAGAAACAAGTCATATAGCGATGCACGTATGGGATGAACCTGTACCAGCTATGATGCAACTTGATGTTTATAGTTGTGCTGAATTTAATCCTTATCTGATAGCAGATAAGTTAAAAAAAGATTTTGATGTAGTTAGAATGGATTATAAATTTTTAAATAGAGAAACAGGACTAAAACCAATAAGACTAAACAAGGAGTATATAAAGTAATGGCAAAAAGTGTGTTCAACAAAGATAAGAATTTGGATGCCACAAAACAGTTAATGTTTTTTGGTCCAGATTTAGCAGTACAAAGATATGATAATATGAAGTATCCTATCTTTGATAAGTTGAACCAACAACAATTAGGTTACTTTTGGAGGCCTGAAGAAGTATCGTTACAAAAAGACAGAAACGATTACCTTGAATTAAGAGATGAACAAAAGTTTATCTTTACATCTAATTTAAAATATCAAACAATGTTAGATAGTGTACAAGGTCGTGGTCCTTGTTTGGCTTTCTTACCCTTTTGTTCTTTACCAGAATTAGAAGGCTGTATTGTTACTTGGGATTTTATTGAAACAATACATAGTCGTTCATACACTTATATTATTAAAAACTTATATTCAAATCCTAGTGAAGTCTTTGATACAATTATACAAGATGAAAAGATTGAGAAAAGAGCTGCTAGTGTTACAAAAACCTATGATGATTTAATTGCTATGGGATATCAATGGACACTTACACCAGATAAAATTGATATGTATGAATTAAAAAAGAAATTATATCTTGCTATGGTGACAGTAAATATACTTGAAGGCTTAAGATTTTATGTATCGTTTGCGTGTTCATTTGCATTTGGTGAATTAAAGAAATTAGAAGGTTCAGCAAAGATTATATCTTTTATTGCTAGAGATGAAAGTCAACACTTGGCGATGTCACAAAGAATTATTAATAACTGGAAAGACTATGAAAATGATAAAGAGATGTTAAAAGTAATGAAAGATTGTGAAAAAGAAGTTTATACTATGTATGATGAAGCAGTACAAGAGGAGAAACGTTGGGCAACTTATCTATTCTCACAAGGTTCTATGATAGGTTTATCAGAAAAACTATTACATCAATTTGTGGAGTATATGGCCAATAGAAGAATGAAAGCTATTCAATTAACACCTACTTATGACCAAAAAACAAATCCATTACCTTGGGTTGACCATTGGTTAAATAGCAGATCAACTCAAAACGCACCACAAGAAACAGAAATTGAAAGTTATGTTATTGGTGGTATTAAACAAGACGTAAAAAAAGACCAATTCAAATCTTTTAAACTATAATGATAGAGAAACGACAAAAAACTTGTTCCAGTTGCGACACTAAATATAATATAGAATGGGACATAGATATTCAGGATTTAGAACCTTTAACTTGCCCTTTCTGTGGACACGAAGTAGAGGAACTAGAAGATGAAGAAGTTTGGTCAAACGAACAACCAGAAGCCGAAGACGATAGTTGGAATTGATTATAGTTTAAATAGTCCTGCTGTGTGTGTATCTACTAATGGTGGTACATCTTTTAGTGATTGTACTTTTTACTATCTAACAAGTAAAAAGAAATACATAGGCAAAATGTTAGAAAATATTATTGGTTATGAACATAAAGAATATAATGGTCCTATTGAAAGATTTAAAAACTTATCTGATTGGGTATTACACATACTCGATACTTTACACAAAAAACAAACAGACAAACATATTTTTATCGAAGGATATTCCTACGGTTCAAAAGGTCAGGCCATATTTCAAATTGCTGAAAACGGTGGTATTCTCAAATACAGATTGCAAAAAAGATATAAATGTAAAACAATTGTACCAAGTGTTATTAAAAAATTTGCTACAGGTAAAGGAAATGCCGATAAAGAAATGATGTACGAAGTATTTAAAAAAACACAAGGTACTGATTTAATGAAAGTATTTGATTCTGAAAAATTAAACAATCCAATAACTGATATTATAGATAGTTATTATATAATGAGGGCAGGTTATGAAGATAGCATTAGTAACGACATTTAACGAAAAACTTTATAGATATTATGCTCATAGATTTATGAGTACATATAATTGGCCGTTTGATTGTTACATTTACCACGAGGGTTGGATTCCTGAAATTGACCCTATGAGAAGTAATATCATTTATAGAAATATATTTGAAACCAATCCAGAATTAAATGCCTTTATTCATAGAAACCTATCCAGAAATGTAGGTAGTGTTGACTACAATGATCCTAGTAAAATAGTTGAGGGTGCTAATTATAAAATGGATGCCATAAGATTTAGTTATAAGGTATTTGCCAAAACTCATTTAATGCTTGATTGTGATTATGATTATGTGTTTTGGGTTGACGCTGATACAGTATTTAAAAAAAGAATTACCGAACAAGAAGTCATAAACAAGTTTCTACCACAAGATTATTGTATATCTTTTATAGATAGGCCTACTTATTATAGTGAATGTGGTTTTGTAGGTTATAATCTTACAAAGTCTGCTACAAAAAGGTTTATATATAAATTAAGAGAACACTATACTAAAGACTTATTGTTCCAAGAAAAAGAATGGCACGATAGTTATGTTTGGGATTGTGTTAGAAAAAAATGGTTAGTAGGTGAACCACAATATAATTTAGCACCAATCGTTAAAAAGGTTGGTAATCCTTGGCCAGATACTCCTATGAGCGAGTATGCTGACCACTTAAAAGGTAAAAAACGAAAAGACACAGGAGTGATGTTAAAATGAAAGCAGGTAAAATATGGGGAAAAACAGAATTAGTACACGCTAATGGTGTTTTAGAATTTCATAGAATAGAATTTAAAAAAGATATTGCTTGTTCTAAACACAGACACAAATACAAATGGAACGGTTTCTTTGTAGAGTCTGGTAAAATGATGGTTAGAGTATGGCAACAAGGCAAACAAGAAGGCTTAATTGATGAAACAATATTAAACGCTGGTGACTTTACAAGAGTTAAACCTGGTTTGTTCCACGAATTTATAGGATTAGAAGACGGTGTTGCTTTTGAATTGTATTGGGCAGAATTTGACCATAATGATATTGAAAGAGAAAGTCAAGGTCATAGAGTTAATGAAGATTTAACATTTACAGCAAGTGATGAAACTTTTGGTATAACAGGTTACAATAATGATTAGAGTTTTTATAGGATATGATGATAATGAAAAGGTGGCATTTAGTGTATTAAGCCATAGTTTGCTTAAACACTCAACACAACCTATAGCTATTACACCTATTCGATTAAAAAATATTAAAGATGTATTTGTAAGAGAAAGATTACCAATACAATCTACAGACTTTGCCTTTAGTAGATTTTTGGTACCTTATCTTTGCAATTATTCTGGTCACGCTATCTTTATGGATTGTGATATGTTAGCTCGTGCTGATATATCTTTATTATGGCGACAAAGAACTACAAAGTATGCCGTACAATGTGTACAACACGACTATACACCTAATAGTACCATTAAGTTTATGAATCAACCACAAACAGTTTATCCTAAAAAGAACTGGTCAAGTATGATGATTTTTAATAATGCTTTATGTAAAACATTAACACCAGACTATGTAAATAGTGCTAGTGGTTTAGAACTTCATCAATTTAAATGGTTAGAAAGTGAAGACTTAATTGGCCATATAGATGTAGAATGGAATCATTTAGTTGGAGAATATCAATATAATCCTCACGCTAAATTGGTACACTATACGGAAGGTGGTCCTTATTTTAAAAATTATAAAGATTGCCATTATAATGAAGAATGGTTTGATACATTTAAAGAAACTACAAAGATTGATATGTAATGAATTATATTGATGTTTACACAAAAACAACAACCAATCACGGTTACAAAAGAGATTTAATGTTGGCTTTTGCCAATGGTGTAAATATAGTTAGTCATAAAAATTATCGAGCTAGAATTAATGAAAACTATACTATTGATAATGGACAATATGTGATGTGTTTTAATTATCAAAGACAAAATAATAAAGATAAACCAGGTTTAAAATTAAGAAAAGATTTAATAGATAGATATGAACCTACAGGTAAAATATTTTATTATGATAGTAATGTTTTAGTTTCTTATGAAAAAGAAAAACACGACCCTATAAGATCATATGTAAGAATAGCTTATAGTAATGTTTTTCCTAACAAAGCAAAATACTTTAATAAAAATCCTAAATCATATAAATGGGATGCTATGAGAGATAAATGTGGCATACAACTAAAAGATTATGATAAAAAAGGTGATAAGATTTACATTTGTTGCAATAGAGGTAGTGGTGGATATTCAGGCCACGGTGTAAATGCTGCTCATTGGGCAATAGAAACGGCAACTGAATTAAGAAAATATACTGATAGGCCTATTGTTGTAAGAACACATAAGGGTATAGGTTATCCATCAGCACAAGAAGATATAAAAAGGTTATACGAGGCTAAATTAACAATAAAGAATTTTGATGTACACTCTCCACGAAACAATTTTCCAGATTTAATACAAGAGATTAGAAGAAGTTATGCCGTTATTATATTTACATCATCAGCAGGAGCACCTGCTGTTATTGAGGGTAAGCCTTTATTTGTAACTCATCCATCTAGTTACCTATATAGTATGAGTGCTGGCCAATTATCAGACATTGAAAATCCTAATTTAGATTTAAATAGAGATAAGTTTTTATGGGGTTTAGGTGAAAGTCATTGGACTTTACAAGATATAGAAAGTGGATTATATTTTAAAAAGTTTTTGGAGAATGTAAATGATGATTAGATGTGTTGATTGGGATACAGAAAAAGCCAATGAAAGAGAAGCAAAAGGTAAAAATAGGAGTGATCCTTATATTATGGCTATGGCAAACGGCACACCAAACGGTGAATATGTTAGAGATGAAAATTTAAATTTAGATAAAGATAGATCGCCTTGTGTGTTTAGAGGTTTAGGTAAATCACCACATATACACAAATGTATTGCAAACAATATTGATTATTATTATATTGATACAGGTTATTTTGGCAATTTTCAAACAAAAGTTTGGCACAGAATAGCAAAAAATAATGTTCAAACTTTAAATACACAAACAAGAGAATGGTGTATTGATATATTAAAAGAAACGATAGGTAAAAAATCAGAAGAAATTTTAGATCAAAGATTTGCCAAAATTTTTGGTAGATATGAAGCTTTAGATTATTACAGACGAGAGAGAGGTAATACTATTTTAGTTGTGCCGCCTAGTCAAAAAGTTTTTAATCATTTTGGTGGTGATGCCAAAAAATGGTTAGAAGACCATTTAAAAGAATTTAAAAAATATACTAAAAAAAATATAGTTGTAAGAGAAAAGAAATCCAGAGGTGAAAGAATAGGCTTTACTTTACAAGATCAATTAAAAAACGGTACTTATGATTCTATAATTACATTTAATAGTATTGCATCATTAGAAGCTATACAAGTTGGTTTTCCAGCTACTGTTTTAGGACCAAATGCTGGTACTATATTATCAAATACTGATATAACAAAAATTGATAATCCAAAATATCCTAAATCAAACGAAATTAAAAATCACTTTTACTATCTTGCATTATGTCAATTTACAAGCGAAGAAATGTTAAGTGGTTTTGCTTATTCAACGATTGAAAGATTACAAGGAGATCAAAAACCATTGAGATTTAAATTA